ATCTCAAGAATGATTCTTACATGGTCATTCGTGAGGGTCAGACAACTAAGGTCAAGTTTGCCTTTGCTGATCCTGAGGTTATCATTACTCCTCCCGAGAAACCTATTTCTCTTCCTAGCAAGGATGTGTGCTTCCAACTGGAAAGCATTGATCTTGCTAAACTGCTGAAGGCATCCTCTGTCTATCAGTTGCCCGATCTTGCTGCCATTGGTAATGGTGAGGAGATCACTCTGGTTGTTCGTGACAAGAAGAACGACAACTCTAATGAGTTTGCTCTGACTGTCGGTAAAACTGACAAGACTTTTGAATTTAATTTCAAGATTGAGAACATCAAACTGATCCCTGGATCTTATGATGTTATCATTTCCAAGAAACTACTTTCCAAGTTCACCAATTCCAATTATAATTTGGATTACTACATCGCATTGGAACCTGATTCCTCTTTCGGATGAACATCTTTGTGACAGACCCTGATCCTAGGGTCTCTGCTCAGGTTTTACCTGACAAACATATTGTCAAGATGCCTTTGGAAACCTGCCAAATGGCATCTGTAATCTTCTCCAAGTACCATTGGGACTGGGGCACAATCAAAAAGAAAGATGGCACTCCTTATCGCACCACAGGTGGGTTCAGGAACCATCCCTGCACCGTGTGGGCAGCGTCTAGTAAAGCAAACTTTGCTTGGATGCTCTCTCACGGTTTTGAATTGATGTTCGAGTATCAGAAACGGTTTGGTAAGGAGCATGGGTGCTTCCAGACCATGTGCCAAGCAATGACTATCTATCACGATCGTCTTAAGCACATTGATGGTAGTATCTACGATTATAAAGATGCAAAGGACTTTGCTCGTGCAATGCCCGACGAGTTCAAGTATGATGATACAATAGACACATTCACTGCTTACAAGCGGTACATTGCATCTAAACCTTGGGTCAAGGACAATTATCGTCGTATTCCTGAGCGTAAACCTGATTGGATTTGATTATGCGTAGTGATTTTCTCTGGGTCGAAAAGTATCGTCCCAAGACTATTGATGATTGTATCCTGCCAGAGGATACCAAGAAGACCTTTAATGAGTTTCTTGCCAAGGGAGAGATCCCCAACCTGCTCCTGTCAGGTCCTGCAGGATGTGGTAAGACTACAATCGCTCGTGCTATCTGCGAGCAACTAAACTGTGACTACATTATTATCAATGGATCCGATGAAGGACGGTTTCTCGATACTGTACGGAATCAAGCAAAGAATTTTGCTTCGACCGTCTCACTTTCTTCAGATGCACCGCACAAGGTCATCATTATCGACGAAGCTGACAACACCACCCACGATGTTCAGCTCCTCCTACGGGCTAATATTGAGGCGTTTTATGGAAACTGTAGATTCATCTTTACCTGTAACTACAAAAATAAAATCATTGAACCCCTCCACTCGCGATGTGCCGTTGTTGAATTCGGAATTACAGGAAGTCAGAAACCTGCAATCGCAGCAGCATTCTTCAAGCGTCTCCAAGAAATCTTGGATACAGAAGGTGTTGAATATGATAACAAGGTCCTGGTAGAACTTGTAAACAAACACTTCCCTGACTGGCGTCGTGTACTCAATGAGTGCCAGCGTTACTCAGCAGGCGGAAAGATTGACTCCGCTATCCTTGCTTCTTTTGGAGATGTAAAAGTAAATGACCTCATTCAGAAACTTAAGCAGAAAGACTTTCAGGCGGTTCGCAAGTGGGTCGTTTCTAATCTGGACAATGATCCTGGTGTACTTCTTCGGCGTGTTTACGATGCTCTTTACAGCACCATGGAAGGTCCTTCTATTGCTGCCGCCGTTCTTATTATTGCTAAGTATCAGTATCAGATCGCGTTCGTAGCAGACCAGGAGATCAATCTCCTCGCTGCTTTGACTGAGATTATGGTCGAATGTAAATTCAAATAAAAACCTTATAAATAACGACGAGTTCACATACAGTGGACCAACACAAACAAACAAACATAGAGGTAACATGGCAACCAATCCATATGAATTGCGCTGGGAACTTTTCCAGAGCGCAGAAATGAGAGTCACTAAGCGGCATGATGAAGCCGTACTGCGTTGGCAGTCTCTGACGGAAAAGGGAGAAGATGCAGGACCCTACCCAGAGTTTCCAACGGAACAAGAAATTTTAGAAGTCGCAAATATGATGCGGCAATTTATTGAAGGTAACTGATTATGTCGGTTATCATTCAACCTATCATGCCTCCGCTGATGCCTGAGGAATTTGATAGAGACTTCGACAGAAGAAATTCTGATACAATCTTTGCGGGTAAAGCAGCAGAACACATTGTTGCTACCCACTTGCTCAAGAACAAAATCAACTTTGCCGAACCTGTGGTTGACCAAGGCAATGATTGGTGGATTGAGAGTACAGAAAATAATAAAGTTGAGCGAGCACAGGTCAAAAAGGTTGTATACAAATACAAGAAAGATCTGGGAATGTTCAAGCGTAATGGCGTAAATGTTTATCGCCATATGTTTGACTTCCGCTTTCAATCTAGTGGACAGAAAAATCCAGCACCAGGGTATCTTCAGGGTCGTAGACAGTACGGTCCTGAAGATATTGATGTTTTCTATCATGTTCTTGTGACTCCTCTGAGAGAACTGATCTGGAAAATTCCTTCTTCACTCATCCCTGTTGGGAAGGATGGATATTTCATTCAGTCCAAGTCACCTGTACTGGAGCGCCCATTTGAACAGAGGAAGAGACCTTCCTTTGATCTCAGAGGATGCTTGATTTCTGCTCAGTATGATGCTAAACTGATACAAGCAAATCAGGAGTTCTTCTTTCCTCTGAAGCAACAGACCGTTATGGAATTCTTTTCGTGAAAGCATACAAGACACCGTTGAGGTATCCTGGAGGTAAGTCCCGTGCAGTACAAAAACTGTTCGGGTTTCTTCCTCCTGAAGTAAATTATGATGAACTTCGGGAACCGTTCCTTGGGGGTGGTTCCTTTGCCATTGAATGGACTAAGAGGTATCCCAATACAAAGGTATGGGTCAATGACCTGTACGAACCTCTGACGAACTTCTGGCAGCAACTTCAGTTGTTTGGTATTGAGATGCGTAATGAGTTGAATCAACTCAAGCATCGTCACATTGATCATGCCAGTGCAAAGTCTCTGTTCCTTGAGGCAAAAGATTATTTGAACAATGGCACGGATAACTTTCACCGTGCAGTAAGTTTCTATGTTGTAAACAAGTGTTCATTCTCTGGTCTTACTGAGTCCTCTTCTTTCAGCAAACAAGCATCTGATAGCAATTTTAGTTTTAAGGGTATAGATAAGTTACCTGGATATTCGGACCTTATCGCAAACTGGACTATCACCAACTATTCTTATGACTACTTGATGGACGAAAGTTCAGAGCGTCAAGTGTTCATGTATCTGGACCCACCATACGAAATCAAGGATAACTTGTATGGAAAGAAAGGATCAATGCACAAAGGATTCGATCATGACAAGTTTGCTTCCGATTGCAATTGCAACTCATTTGACTCTCTTGTCAGTTACAATTCTACTCAGCTTATTAGAGATCGCTTCAAAGACTGGAATGCTGCAGAGTTTGACCTGACTTATACCATGCGTTCTGTTGGTGACTATATGAAGGAGCAGCAAGATCGTAAAGAACTTGTGTTGATGAACTATGCACTGTGAAGTAACTCTATTTGTCGCGGGAAAGGTGTTCAAAGAAAGGATGATCGCCCGCGATTATCAACATGCTAAAGAGATTGCTCTTGCTCGTAATCCTGGGGCAACAATTGTCGGTGTTACTGCTGTATTTACATAATGGAACTGAAGGACTGGCTTAATTCTATCAATCAAAACAAGCAAGATCTCAGTGAAGATCCTGATGCTTGTAAGAAATATCCAGCATACATTGTAAATCGATGCTTATCTGGGCATATCGATGCTGTATTGTTCGCTAATGAGATGAACAAGCATCCAAATTTGTCCAAAGATATGCAGTATCAATTCATGCTACATAGTCTCAGAAAGAAGAAACGGTTCTCTCCTTGGTTGCGCCAAGAGAAAATTGACAACCTGGAACTGGTAAAAAAATACTACGGGTACAGCAATGAAAAAGCACAGCAAGCATTGCATGTCCTCACTCCAGAGCAAATTCAGTACATTCGTAAGAAACTAGACACTGGCGGTATGAAATGAAAGTCCTTAGTATTGATATTGATTATGCTTTTCCTAG